ATTTTTCATATATTAGCAAAAAGTGATTCTGACCTAGAAACAGAATTCACAAATTTAAAAGAATCCGCAGTTAACAAATTAAAAGTTCTTACAAGCAAAGAAAAAGATGTTGATTTGAAAACAAAAATTTTCGAAACTATTGGTAAAATAGAACTAGAAAAATATGACCAAATTAACTATGTCAGACTCAAGAAACTAGAAGAATCTATTCTTCTCGACTCTTAAGCTGTTCAACATATTGAGCTTTGATTTTTTGAGTTCGTTTTTGCTCCGAATTTTTTACAAATTCTTTTTTAGAATTTAACTTTTGATTTTGTTTGGTTTTAATAACCTTTGACTTTAAACGCTTAAGGGCTTTTTCTATATTATGATTTACTTCAACAATTAGCATATAATAGAAATATTTGGATGTTATTGAAAAGTTTCGTATTTTTTATTAAAATAAATCATATTTGAATAACAATATTAATGAAAAAAGGTAAGACGGTTAAATTAAACCAATACGAATCCTTGAAAACATCATACGGCACCGTAGATTCTAAAAACTTGAAGTCCATGTACATAAACTTACAAACATGGGTATGTCCAGTAAAAGAGGCCGATAACTGGGAAAGAGTTGTTGGCAATTTATCACGCAATATAAAACACTCTGTATTTCAGAGTATTAATAAAGAACTTTTTGCTGAAAAATTTATAGTTGATTTGGATTTAAGAACTAGCGGTATAGCAATTAATAAAAAATCATTTATGAACCTCGAAATTAACTTATTCACTATTCAAGAAATGGATTTTAAAGGCTCACAATTAAAAGATGCTATTAAAAAAATTATTAAAGAAATTTACCGAGATTGTGTTATAAGAAACGAATATTTTACATTCGCTCCCACTAAAGAAAAAAATATAATAAAAACTATCAACTAGTATTATATTTATCTTTAAAAGATATAATGAAAGATTTACGTATATTAGGTCCCAGAGAAATTGGTAAAGGCATCCTTATTGAAATGGATGCGGGATATATTTCACCTAAAGACCCATTAAATGAGGTTTTACTTTCTGAGAAAAAAGACATGGATTACCGAAATCCTTTTGAATTTTATGCTGTTCTACAAAAATATGGTGTACCCAATCGCAATGGTCGTGTTTACCCAGAAAAAATTTTAAAACGTGAAGCTGATAGATATAAAATAGCCATTCAAAAAGGTTTGTCGACATCTGAGCTTAACCACCCTGAATCATCTTTAATTGACCTAGATAGAGTAGCGCATATAATCACAGACATATGGTGGGATGGCCATATCTTAATGGGTAAACTTAAACTCCTTACATCTCCTGGGTTCCATGAGAGTGGTATTGTATCAACCAAGGGAGATATAGCAGCAAACCTCATGAGACAAGGCGTTACAATGGGTGTTTCATCTCGTGGTGTGGGTTCATTGGCGAAAAGGGGAGAACAAAATGAAGTTCAAGATGATTTTGAGCTAATTTGTTTCGACCTAGTTTCTTCCCCATCAACCCCTGGAGCATATTTGTTTAGTAACCCCGAAGAAAGAAATAACTATGAAGAAAATCTAGAGGAAGAACGTCAACTAAAAAATTCTGAAACAAAAATGGGTAAGTCAGTTGACTTAATGAAAAAATTATCCGATTATTTAAGTCGTTAATTTAATACACTTTATTATGGATGAAAAATTCTTTATTGCTAAAATTGTTTATGATTTACCAGATGAGAACTCTGGTCGCCTAAAAAAAATCAGAGAAGAGAAACTTGTAAATGGTTTCTCAGTCACTGATGTAGAAGCCAAGGTCACAGTAAAATATCAAGGCTTTCAACACGACTGGCGAATTATCTCGGTGGTGGAAAGTAAAATCGATGAGGTAATCAACTAACAATAAAAGGTGGGGAAACCCACCTTTTTTCATTTCCGTTTATACCTTTTTTAATTAAGGGGGGGTATAAACGGTTTTTTTTATTTTCTTAACTATTTATTAGGAAAACAATTTACATGCAAGAAACTAAAAATTTAGTTGAAGAGGCACTCATTCAAATGAAAAATGTTGAAGAGGTAATTGCCGAAAACGCAAAAGGAATACTTGCTTCTACTATGAAGGAAGAAATCAGTCAGTTAGTAAAGGAATCTCTTTCTGAACAAGAAGAAGATGAGGTTGAATTTGATACCAAGTTGGATATGTCATTAGACATGGACGATGAAGTTGAGGATATGGAAGACTCTGATGAATTAGGAATGGGTGATATGGATATGAACTTCGAAGATTCGGAGGAAACTATCGATATGACTAGCATGTCTGATGAAGAAGTAATCAAAGCTTTTAAAGCAATGGGTCCAGAAGATGGTATCGTTGTGGTAAAGAATGATGATGGAATTCATTTGACCGACGAAAATGAAGACGTAGAATACATTGTAAAACTTACAGAATCTGATATGGATGACGAAGATGATATGATGGAAGAAGACGACGAAATGATGGAAGGTGAAGACATGATGGAAGAAAATATGGATTTCACAGAACTAGATATGCAAGAAGATGCTGACCTAGATGCTGTGCTTTCAGCTTTGTACCCAAAAAGTTCATCATCAGAAGATGACGAAATCATGTACGAAATAGAAATGGATGGGGAAGAAGAACTCGACGAAATGATGGATGATGAAGATTCAGACATGATGGGTGAGGACTACGACTTAACCGAAGCTAAAATGACTGTAAAACCAAAAGGCGTTGGAATGGGTAACCCTAAGTTTAAGTACGATAGTACTTTACCTAAGAAAGGGTTTGATGACCACAAAAAGGCTGGGCCTACAACTATGGGAACTGGTAAAGCAAAATTTGAGTTCAAAGAAGGTGAAATGGAAGACGATTCTAAGAAACACGAATACAGACGTAAGAAAGTAGACGGTGTTGAAAAGAAAGCTGGTGAGGGTAAAGATGGACACTTTAAAGACTACGAAGGAAAAGTTGGTGGTAACAAAGGTGATAAATCTAAGACCCATCCTGGTAAAAAAGACTATGAAACCAAGGAAGAAACAAAGGAAGCTGCTAGAACTTATGGTATGGGTTCTAAAGAAGGTAGAGGATTAAGAAAAGGTATCACAAATAACAGAAATTATGTTTATGGTGATAATGGTGTTAAGGTAGAATCAATCGATGCTGAGTTAAAAATGCTTAGAGAAAAGAATGAAGAATACAGAAAAGCTTTGAATGTATTCAGAGAAAAACTCAATGAAGTTGCTGTATTCAATTCTAATCTCGCATACGCAACTAGATTGTTCACTGAACATTCCACTACTAAAAAAGAAAAAATTAACATCCTGAGAAGATTTGATTCGGTAGAATCTCTAAAAGAATCAAAACAACTCTACAAAACTCTTAGAGAGGAGCTTGCGCACGTTGAAACAAAGAATATTTCGGAAAGCGTAGATAGACAGTTGAATTCAACGAAAACTTCTGGCTCTGCTGCAAATCTCATTGAGTCTAAGACATATGAAAATCCGCAATTCATGAGAATTAAAGATTTGATGTCAAAATTGTAAAAAAAAAATAAAAATCCTTAAAAAAAACAAAAAAATGGGAGCATTATTAGAAAGTGGTCTAGTTGGTAATATCGGTCTTAAGCACCTTAAAGTTATCAAAGAAGACACAATTAACAAATGGGACAAGTTAGGTTTCCTTGACGGGCTTAACGGACACCTAAAAGAAAATATCGCGCAGTTGTATGAAAACCAAGCGTCATATTTGATTAACGAAGCAGCTTCAACTGCAGATACCGGTTCATTCGAAACTGTTGTATTCCCAATTGTACGAAGAGTATTCTCTAAGCTTTTGGCTAACGACATCGTTTCAGTACAAGCAATGAATCTTCCTATCGGTAAGTTGTTCTACTTTGTACCAAACATTCAGTCTTATCAATCAGGAAATTTAAATCAGCACTTTGCACCTTTTGGGGCACCCAATGCAAATGCGGACCAAACTCCAAGTTCTGGTTACGACTATAACACACAAAAAGACCTTTACGATAGATTCTACGAAGGTAATGAACCCGCTTTAGACCCTCCAGGTCTTTACGACTACTCTAAAGGTTCATTTTCTGCTTTAACTCCAGGTTTTACTACTAGTTCAGACGGTGTTAACCCAATCGCTGGTGGTGTTAAAACTGTAGTTTGGGTTGCTGACCAATTAACGGTTTCTGGTTATGGTCTTAGTAACTACAGAAAAGTTCTAATTGAATTGAATGGCTTTGCATCTGCTGGTGCTGGTCAATTGATTGGTCCAAACGGTCAACCAATGGATACTGAAGAATTCTTAACTGACCTTCAAGTTCGTGGTGCTTCTGGAAACACAACAACTTCAGCTAACATAGCTAACAATTACTTGTTCAGAGTTGTAACTCAAAAATACGGTAAGGGTATTGTACAATATGGTGAAAATGAAACTTTAGCTTTTCCTCAAAGTAGGACTGGTGGCGGTGGATACTACGATACTTGTACTGCAGATGGTAAAATTTACCTTGAAGTTGATTTACAAGTTCCTGTATGTATTTCTTGTGGAGATTCTTCACTTGATGGATATACGGGCTCAACATTCTCTTCTTCAACCGCTAACAACAACGCATTCTTGGCAACTTATAGAATCTATAAGAGTCTTGAATTTGAAGATAAAATTGGTGAAGTTTCATTTGACCTTCAGTCTGTGACTGTTTCGGTTACTGAAAGAAAACTTAGAGCTCAATGGTCTCCAGAAATGGCGCAAGACGTTGCAGCATTCCACAACATTGACGCTGAAGCTGAATTGACAGCTTTGTTGTCTGAGCAAGTGGCTGCTGAAATCGACCGCGAAATCTTAAGGGACTTGAGAAAAGCTGCATCTTGGAACCTTCGTTGGGACTACAACGGATGGAAGAGATTTAACGCTGGTACAACTCCTTACACTCAGAAGGACTGGAACCAAACTCTTATCACTGCAATCAACCAAATTTCAGCTCAAATCCACAAGTCTACTCTTAGAGGAGGCGCAAACTGGATTGTTGTATCTTCTGAGGTTTCTGCAATCTTTGATGACTTGGAGTACTTCCACGTATCAAACGCAGCTCCTGAGCAAGACCAATATAACATGGGTATTGAGAGAGTTGGAACATTAGCTGGTAGATACCAGGTTTACCGTGACCCTTACTTCCCTGCAAACCAGGTGTTGTTAGGACACAAAGGTACTTCATTATTGGATACCGGATACATCTACGCTCCATATGTACCTTTACAACTCACTCCAACAATGTACAACCCATTCAACTTTACACCTATCAAGGGTATCATGACCAGATACGCTAAGAAAGTTGTAAATAACAGGTTCTATGGTAGAATTACAGTTGATGGTGTTAGAACATTCGACTTGAGAGAATTGAGATAATATCTCGAATTTCAAAAAAGAAAGGGGACTTCGGTCCCCTTTTTTTATTTCTATAAAAAACAATCGACATTTTGGACCAATCTTAAATATTTATTGATATGAAAAAATACAATCCTGATGAATCAACTGTTTTATTAATTACCAAACTTTATGTTACCGAAAAAATGAGTTCTATTGCAATTTCGGAAAAATTAAAATTAAGTAAGCAGGTAATTCTTAGAATATTGAGAGAAAATAATGTAAAGATTAACAAATCTGGGAGAAAATTTTTGGGTGGTAAAAAAATAGCCTCTAAAAAATATGAACAAAAAAAAGAAACAAAAATTAAAAGAAAATTATATTATGAATATTGGTATGAAGAAAATAAAAGTTATCGAAAAAAATATTTGAAAGAATACCAAGAAAAAAATCTTGACAAAATCAAAATTTTAAGACGAAATTATGAACGAGATAAGAGAAGAATTGACCCAATATATCGTATGATGCATAATTTTAGAACCGCAATGTATCAAGTTTTGAAAGAAAAAAATGTAGAAAAAAATAAAAGATATTTTCAAGTGCTCAATTATAGTCCAGAAGAGTTAATTCTACATTTAGAGAAATTATTTAAGGAAAGCATGACTTGGGAAAACTATGGAAAATGGCATATTGACCATATAAAACCTATATCTGCTCACAATATCTGTGAAATGGAGGACGAAGAATTTATGAAATGTTGGTCTTTAAAAAATTTACAACCTTTGTGGGCTCAAGAAAATCTATCAAAATCTAACAAACTATAATTTTTTATACCTTGGATTGCAATATTTGGGATTGTTTCCGTAATATAAACATCTAAGTTTACAAACTTTTGTTCTTATGTTTTCGTATTCATCACCATAGAATGGCTTGTGACCATTTCTTACGGCTTCTGTTAGTTTATATTCACCCTCAACAATCCTTTTACTTATTTCTTACAGAAGCATCCTTAAAATGGATTTATTTATCTTTAATAATTTTTAATCTGAGAGCTTTGGATAAAATTTCAGATTCACTTAAACTAAATATGCCGGAAGAGTAAGCTTTCTCGAGCGCAATTTGAATTATAAAGGTTGCTTGGTCTAAATTTAATTCATCTACTAATTTTTCATAATCTTCTGAACTTTGGATATTAATTCTGTCAAATAAAGGAAAGGGTACAAACTCTTGCATAAAAATCTAAATATTTATTAAAATATAGGATTATGAAAATAAAAATCAACGAAAGTACCACATCATCGAGTGATGGTGTTTTTAAAGGTAAGTTAAATATTACTCCACGAGTTTGGAAGGATAAACAACTAATACCTTATACCGTTAAAGTTTCGGGTTATGTCAATAATGGAACTGCGTTTGATTCGTATGATGGTGAAATAAAGAAAACAAAACAAGAAATTACCAAAGATGAAAAACAAACAAAAACAAATGTTAAGAAAGTTGAAAATATGACAAGAAAAATTTTTAAAGAAGAAATTTTAAAAGAAGATTTAGCAGTTTGGTTTGGCACCAAGAAAAAACATAAAGGTAGTAAACAACCTTCTGGTCCTTGGGTAAATATTTGCCGAAAAAAAGAAGGTGGCGGACATCCACCGTGTGGAAGGGCTGAAGGAGAATCAAAAGCATATCCAAAATGTAGAGCAGCTGGTGTTGCTGCAAAAATGACTGATGCTCAAAAAAAATCTGCTTGTGCGCAAAAAAGAGCAGCAGAAAAAAAGAATCCCAAGATAGGTAAGGGTAACAAACCTACCATGGTATCTTATAAGACAAAAAAGAAAAATGAAAGTCTTAGAGACCTAATAACACAAGTTCTTAGAGAATCTATTGTGAAGAATCTCTAGGCACCATATTAATAGTTATACTGTCATTTCCAGTTCTAATGGTATCAGGTTTTGCTTGTTCAGTGATTTTAATAACTTCTTTTTTTAATTTTGGAGTTTCAATAGCAAAAACTTTTTCAGTAGTTGTCTTTTTGGGGGTTATATTATCCAAAACAAATTCATTAGTATCTTTAATATATGGTATTGGATTTGATTCCCCTCCCACAAATATAACTGATAAGTTTTGTAGGTTTATTACAAATAATCCGATTATTAATCCAAAAGAAAGTAATATAACAAGACCGGTATAGTATAGGAAGTGAAATGGATTTTTCATAGTTTATCTTTAACAATTTTTTGTAGGGAGGACTTAATGTTGGAAGTAATTTGATTTTCAAATTCTTCTCTACGTTTTTCAACTTCGTTATCGAACAATGAAATAATTTGATTCCAGGATTTATCATTCATGTGAACGTCGTAAGCGTAGACGTGATTGATAATTTTTACACGATGTGAATCTAGAATGATAAAAATTTCATTTTTTTCACTCCTAATATAGCGTTTACCACTAATGGGTGTTAAAAGCATAATCGAATCTGATTGATTAATAAACTTCTTGCATACGGCAATACAATCGCGTTCATAAACGGATTTTTCCTGTTCGGTGTTTAAATATCGAAAAAATTTTATCATCTGTTTCTGTATGAAACGACGAAAAGTGTGATTTGAGTTTTTCATTACCTTTGTTTAAGGTAACAAATATACGTAAAATATTTTAATCTAGCGATATGCTCCTGACGCATATTTTTTCCCATCAAGTCCAGCTTTTGTTCCCTTGCAAACTTGAACAGCAAAACCATTCGCATACGCACTTGGAAATACGTCGTACCTCGCCTTAGCGGCAGCTTTACCCCTAGCACATAGTTTTGTACCAGTTTTTTTTCTACCTTCCATCACAGTAATATCATCCATCATCATGTCTTCATCGTCTTCCCCGTTAATTTCATTCATCATGAAATCAAATACTTGGTCAAGATTTTCTTTGGCAACGGTAATATGGTCATCAGCCCAATCATGTCCATCATCCAAAATAGAATGGATTTGGTCATAGTCTAAGTCCAAAAGTAACTCTGCTTGTCTTTTCATTTGTTCTAAATTGCTAAAAAACATGTAACGATTATGTTCATGTTCAGCTTCTTTAAGAGCTTTAAGAACAATATTTTTTAAGTCTGCTTCTGATAGTTTGATTACTTTTTTCATTTTTTGTTGACGATTTGAAATCTTAATGTGTCTTTATAAATATCTTTCTCACCACTTGTGTTCACTTTTATATCAACATAATATTCATTAGGAATCTTGTCTCTCATGTCAAACATAAAATAATACTCATTCGGTGTACGATTGACAGATGTCCAATCTTGTACTTGAACTTCGGTGGTACCTTCCGTCACATAAACGCGATAGTAAACATCGACGTTTTCTAGTTGGTGTTGAGAAGTCCATTCTTTTTTGACCACAACCCCCACTTTACGAATTTCTGTATTAAGAATTTTTTCATTTTGGAGAATACCATAAAAGCTAAATCCATATTTACTAGGTTCTTTAGATAGGCTTCCGATTTGTATTCCTGCGGAATAGTTCTGCAGAACGAATTGGTTTGTTGCGTTAGGAATTGATTGACCATTTATTGTAAGTCCTGTCCACACATCGAAAAATAGACAAGGAACTGGTTGAGTGGTAAAAATATTTGGAACGGTCACCTCATATACCCCCCTTGTAACTTGGCAAGTTGTTAGGCCTGACCCACCGGGGACAACGTCACCATTTTGGTCTTCGATGTTAACACCAGGTAGGTTGTCTAGATTTACAAAGTCCCCATTTTGATATACATAAAGGTAGAGTTTGTTAGTTTGGTTTTTCAAAAATACATTCCTGTCATCCTGAATAAGGTCGTTGTAATCGGTAAGCAGGTATGGCTGATAGAAGGTTTGGGTATATTTGCCAAAGAATCCTACGGAATATGCATCTGTTAGACCACTCAAATTTTCAATATCTGGTTTGTAAGCAATTCCGTATCCTGTGACACCGGTTATTGTTCCGTTAAGAACACCTGTTATTTCGTTGGTCATATCGAATTGAATATCTTCATTACCCAACTCAAAATGTTGTTCATCAATAATTGTAATTGACGAGTAGTTAAGACCTGTTAGCCCTGTAAGGGTATTTTTGTTATCATATATGCCAGGCTGAGACCAGTTTGCTACTGTTGTTGTTTGGTACCAATTGGATGGTCGTAGTGAAAAACTCTTGTTATTGTATTGTTCGATAGCTGATAGGGACCCTGAAACCCCATTTACAGTTGTTCCAAAGTCATTATAATCATATCCAACACCTTCATCCCATATTTGGGGAATACCTGTTTGCCCTGAGAACTTTGGTATCCTAAATAGTATAAGGTCAAAAGAGGTTGCTCTTTTTCTTCCGTTGTTCATATTGGTGTTTAGCAGGTCATCGTCAAATGATGATGTGTTTGTCATCATAAGAGTATGGGTAATGGCTGTGGTGCATCCTGTTGAGATGTATTTGTCCAAATACATTTCTCTTAAACCTTCTAGGTCTAACTCAAAGATAAAACGTGTGAATCCGAAATTTGGGGTGATAAGGTCAGAGCTACCAAAGTTAAGTTCCACCACTGGGTTTCTAGCGGTGTTGGTGTATAAATTTGAAAGAAGTGTATTGTTTCTATTGAAATACGACCGGTAAATTGACATTATACTTTTTATTTATAAATATCAATTCAATCGAATATATTGATTCAACACCTTACTATAAGCATCATTTAGCTGTTGAATAAGGTTATCTACGCTTGAACCATCTTCTGTAATTGGAATTGGAGCTTCTCCGGGAAAGCCGTGAGTATGTGAAACAAGAAAACGAACAATCACATTTAGTAACTCTAGTAGTTCCTCTCCCCTTACAGCACTTGATGTATTTGGTTCTATCTTC